GTTCCTTAAAGATGCCTTCGATTTCCTTGCGGTCAGCTTGCAACGACACCAGAAACTGGTCGGCCATCTTCTTTGCTTCGAGCAATGCGATAGCTACGCCGTTGTTCGGCTTGCCAGAAATCTTGTCTATCTGGTCCTGGATCTTCTGGTTTTCAATTTCCTTGTCATCGATGAAGACCATCGATTTGTCGTGGAGAGCGCCGAAGGAGTCGCGCGTGACCTCCGCTGCTTTACGTACCTTCTCGAACGCCTCGTATCCCGCGATTCCCATGTCAACGAGAAGGCCAGCGAGACCCGCAGCGCCGATGATCGGGAACAATGCCTGCATCGCAGCACTGGCACCGGGGATGGTGGTCAGGAAGCTTTCGACGCTGCGAATTCCTGGGTTGCCGTTTTCGAGGCCGCGCACAGTGGCAGACGCAGCCATACGGTCAGAGACCTCGTGCCCGCCGCCGGAGGGCAAAGGCACCGCGACCTTGAGGTTCCCGAGCTCGGCTGCTACCTGCTTGTTTTTTTCGGAGATGCGGTTGAGGCTGTTGACGACGCGGGTTGCGTTCTCCTCGGATATGTTGGCCATCATCGTGGCCGCGCGGCGTTGGATCGCTTCAAGCTCCTGATGCGACGCGCCGACTTGCTTCGCGGCCTCGATCTGCATCCGGAAGGACGACGTGATTTCGTTCTTCGCCTTCGCAACAGCCTCGGCAGAGCGGACTACGGCGGCGGAGCCCTTGTCGACATTGGCTACGTATTGTCCGGTGTCGGCGTTGAAGACGACGTTGACCGAGCTACCCATTCATGACCTTCTGTATTTCTGTCGTCATGATCGACTCGTATTCGTCGATCGTTTTCTGTTGCACCGCATCGGCTGCGGGGCGGATGAAAGGATGAGCGGGGGTGTTCTTCCGTCCCTTGTCCGCCTTCGGGTTCGCGTGCCCGTTCTCCACCCAACGCGCAACGTGTGCGGTTGCTTTGCCTGGGCCGATCGTCACGCGCGATGTGTCGGTGGCCGTCTTCTCGTCAGTCGCGATGTGGACGCGAACCCGGATGTCGGCCTTAAGAGCGCCGGGAGCCAGGGCGGTGCCCGATGGCGTGTCCGAAACCCGCTCTGGTGCACGCTCGACGATTGCCGTCTTGACGATGTCGCCTACGGCTCTGAGGGCCTTGCGTTGCGCCTTCTTGAGTGCCGCGCCCTTCACGGCGTCCATCTTTGCGAGCAGGCTGGCGAAGTCATTGTCCATCTGGAGCGGGTGTCCTCTGTTGCGCTTTCAGCTTTGCGGCCATATTGAGCAGGCGCACCTGATAATCGCTGCGCTCTTCGAGTTCCTCGTCGGTCAACTCGGGCTCGCGTTCGCGTGCCCGATGATTCGGCATAAAATCGAGCGGCGTCGCTGCCTTCTCGGGCGGATTCATCGAATGGTTGATGACGGCAGCAGTGGTGAACGCGGCGCACATCTCGCGATGCTGGAGGTCTTGTGTATATCGGGCCGCGAGCAGCGAGAACTGGCGCGGCGTGAGCGCATAGAACTCTGTGTCGGAAAGCCCGAGGTCGTAACGGGCCCTCGACCAAAAATGGGAAAGGCTCAGACCGTTGTCGTCTGAGCCTGTGCTTCCCCCTGTGTGTCGTCGCCTTCTGTGGGCTCTTCAATGGACCCGAACCATGCCGTTACGAGTGCCCGTCGGATGATGCCCGCATTACGCATCGAGATCCATGTGCCGACCTCATCGAGCGTCAGCTTGGGGCTCTCGCGGACAAGGGCGGTCCAGAGCAGGGCGCGGAGGTTGGTCGCATCCACGTCGGCGACGATCGCCTTCAGCAAGTTCACACCGGTGAGTTTCTCGGCGAGCACGATGGCGTTGAAGTCGAAGACGAGATGGCGCTCGACTCCGCCAAGGATGAGTGAGACGTTGGGCAACGTCGGGTCGAGCCCGGGCTGCCCCGCTACTGAAGTTTCCATGTGGGTCTAGTCCTTAGCTGCCCGGGGTGTCGTTGACGGGGCCGGTGATCTTCACGGTGGCGGCCAGCGTGCTCGCCTTGTCGAACTGCGCGTCGAGGTTGTCATCGGTGACGTAGCCCGAGAAGGTGCGCAAGAAGCCGGTGCTGTCGCCCGGCGCTGGCGCGAACTGGAGCTTGCAATGCACCAACGTCTGCGCAATAAAGGCGGCGTTGAACGCGAGCTGGCCCGGGTCGGCAGGATTGAACACACCGTTGACCGCCGCCTGGCCTGCATCGAGCAGCGTCGGAGCGAACTCGCGGAAGGCACCCGCCGAGTCCATGTTGGTGATGTCCTCAAGATCGGACTTACCGCCGCTGAACTGGATAGTCTTCAACTGCTTTACGGGTGTGAAAAGGGTGCCGTCGGTGGAGATCGAGAAGGTAGCGCCCTTACCGAGTACGAACTTAGTTGCCATATGGGGTCCTTGTGCAGCAGGTGGGATTGCCACGCCTGGGAGCGCGGGCTTGTGGTGCGGAGGGGTCTGCGGGGGATGGAGCGGGGGTGTTACTGCTCGTCGTACATCACGAGCCAATCGGTCTGCACTCGATAGAGCCGTGAGACGGGCTCGATGTAATCGCTGGAGTTGTCTCGGATGATGTTGGAGACAGCGACGCCGTTTGGCAGTGTGCCGGTGAAGCCGTCGAGTAGCACACGTAGCGCCTTAGCGAGCGCTTTGCACGACGCATAGGAGTTAGACCAGGTATCGGTCTGAATTCGAGCCTTCACGAAGCCCGTGGGCCCATCGTTAGTTTCCTCGGGGACGGAGGAGATGAGCTGATACGTAGCAGCCGGGAACGTGGGCGTGTCAGGAAGGATCAGCGGATAGAGCCGGTTCGCCGCGATGGTCGAGAAGCCCGAGTCCGCAGTGATGAGTTGGAACAGACCGTCTTCGATCACTTCGCCTGCTCCAGGCACATAAGGTGCATTTCGCGGCGGTCCTCATCGGGGTCTGACATCGCCTGGATGATGAAGGTTCGCCCGCGATAGACGACACGCATCGCGGTCGTAATTGCGACGGTCGGGAAGCGCAGCGTGATCTTGTGCGTCACCTGCGAGGTGAAGCCCGCGCCGAGAGCATAGACCTCTTTGGAGGTGACGACGCCAATGCCCGCCCAGGTCGAGAGCACGGTTGTCCACGTCTGCTGAGGCTGGCCGAAACTATCAGGTGCAGTGCTCTGCGCCTCGATGGTGATAGGGCGATTAAGTTGACCGGAGGCAATCATCGCTACACCGCCAGCGAGAAGAACTTGTGCTTTGAAAGCAGCATGTCCACCGCAAGTGGGAGCGTGGTCATCGACGTTGGGCTTGCAGCTTCGCGATTGGCATACCAGTGGCCAACGAGCAGAAGGACGGCTTGGCAGATGGAGCGCGGGCAGGTGTTTTTGGTCACACCGTCGCCGTATGTGCCGGTCACGAAGGTGACCTTCACTGAGCCGGGGGTGTAGCAGCTTGGATACGGCCAGGACCCGCCCTTTGCGGGCACGATGCGTGCTGGTTCGGAGACGGAGTCGACAACGTAGGTGGAAGGGTCAAGCGTTTGCTGTTGTCCGGCCTGGTCGATGTAGGTGATCGAGGTGATGCTGGTCAGGCGGGGCATCGGAAGATTGATGGTGGTCCAGTCGAAGTACAGGCCAGCGCCGAAAAACGCGTTACGCGTGCCGGGTGCGATCGTCCGCACCGAAACCGGATAGGGGAACTGGTCTAGTGTCAGTACCCAGGTCTGCTCGAAGATAGTGCGATTGAGTTGACCTTCCACCGTCTCGCGAGCCGCCACGATGAGCGACGAGATGAGCGCGTCGTCATTGGGATAATCCACGCGCAGATGGAGCTTGGCCGCATCCAGCGTCACCGGCTCGACTACCGGACCGGTTACGAGTTGGAGGCCGAACTTCATCTAGGCGTGGAATGTCCTTGTGGCTGTGGGTGCTCCTGCGGCACGGCCCCTGAGGACCGCGCCGCCCTCGGAGCTACTTGATGGTGATGCCGATGACCGGGTGGGTTCCCGCGTCGGTGGCGACACCGCCCACACGCGCGAAGCCGACGAAGCCGACTTCGTATCCGGCGGCGAAACGCTCGTTGAGGCGCAGGATGCCGAGGCCAGGGTTCTGCTGACGGAAGGTATAGCCCTCGCTGAAATCGCCGAACAGGACCGGCACATTGCCGGTTGCGACACCGGGGAGCTGGGTGATGAGCCGGACGCGCTTGCCGAGGATCGTACCGACGAAGCCCTGCGACGCGGAGCCGTAGTCAGGCAGGAACAGCGGGCGGCCAGTGGAATCGCTGAGGCCGATCACATAGGCCAGTGTGGCGTTGGACATGCCGAAGACCGCGTTGGCCTGGTAGGCAGGGTCCAACGTACCGATTGCCGTCGCGAAGTCGGCGTAGGTCAGCTTGTTCGTCACCGCAGTCGTGAAGCCGATGGCGTTGTACGCTGCGGTCAGGGAGTTCACCGCGCCGCCGTTGCCGTTGATGATGAGGTTCGAAGCACCCCGAAAGAACCGCTTCGCAAATTTATCGCGAATCCAGGACTCCACATCAAAGCCAGCGTCGGTGAGCAGGCCCATGTCGACCTTGATGATGCCGGTCGAGAAGTTGTCTACCTGTAGGGTCAGACCGGAGGTCGCAGGGTCCGCCTCAGCCGCATCGGTTCCGACCGTGACCGAGACGAGCCCGGCGGTGGTGTCGTTGTCCATCGCCATACGAATGGGGTTGCCGTGATCCGTCTTAAGGACGTTGACGATGTCGTAGACTTCGCCAAAGCTCTTCTGCGCGGAGACGATCTGCGGATTGAAGAGCTGCGGGATGATGACGCCCGAGTTCGCCGTGGTGAGGTCACGAGACTCGATCTGACCGGTGGCCAGGTAACTGCGGAAGGAAGCCTTCACCTGCGCAGTGCGCACCTCGGCGTCATTGCTGTCGCCGGGCTGCGGACGATGCGCTGGGCACGAACGCTGCTCGGCCTCGTAGGCCTCAATGCGCTCCAGGCGAGCGATGTCTGCATCGCACTGGTCTGCTTCGGCGACGAAGGCGTCGAATTTGGTGCGGACTTCGGAGGTGGTTACGTCGCCCTTGGACAACTGCGCGGCGTCGGCGAGGGCTTTGTTGCGCTGTTCGCGCAGGTCTGCAAGGTTCATTTGCGGTGGGTCCTTTGGGTGTTGCGGAGGTGGTGGAGCGGGGATGGTGGAGCGGGGATGGGTGAGGCGGAGGCGCACTGGCGTGCACCGAGACGGGCCGTGGGACCGGCTCGCCGAGCTTGGGTATGTTGCGGTGCTACTTGCGCAGGCGGAGGGCCAGCGTCATGTGCATGTGGTTGCGGAGGCCGTCATCGTCGCCGCAGTCGCATCCATCGCAGTCACAGTCCGCGTCGGAGCAGGCGGTGCAATCACCAGCAACGCATTCGACGCAATCGCAATCGCAATCAGCGTTGCGCTTGGAGGTTGCAGGAGTCGATGGCGTTTCGATTCGTGAACGTAGCTCAG